CTCCAACGTGGTCAGCTTATCGTCGCTGATCATGTGTTCATATATGCCGTCCCCGCCCTGCACTGCCGCCATGGCCTGCTGAGAGGAGATGTTCTCATCGTAGGTTATGACCGGGATGTCGTACTGGTAGACAAATGTCACGGTAGTCCCGGCCGGGATTATGGCGGTGCCGGAGGCGTTCATGACGTACTTTTCCTGGTAATTCATCATATACCCGTAGGTACCGTCATCCTCGTCGATGTTATCAATCCCCACCACTACCGGCACGGCGTTGACCATCATGCTCAGGTTGTGGGGCTTGTGGGCCAAATTGAAGGTTGTCTGCTTGCCGTCGGCCACATACTCGAAGGTGGCCGGGTCACTCAGGGCTGTCCCGCCCAGGACGTAGACTTTGTTGCGGAGCCCCATTTTGTCGACGCTGAACTTAAATTCGCCCCACTGGTGCCGGGTACTGTCCAGCAAGGCCAGCGGCCCCGGCACCATCAGGGAGTTGGGCTCGAAAAAGCGGACGTATCGCTCGTCATCTGGGTACCACTGCCAGCCCACGTAGTCGCAGAGTTGTTTAAAACACTCGCTGGGCCGGAGGTAGTTAAACTGGATATACTCGACGTTGGGCGCCCCGGCGGTCACTGCATCCACCAGCCCGGTGACATACTTAGCGATAATGTCGGAGGCGATATAGCTGGCCGACACGTTCTCATAAGTCTCGGTCACCAGTCGGCGGTCCATCAACTCGGTGTAATCGTTACAATCTATCTCCCAGAGACAGGCATCTTTATCGATCAATTTTACATTGACTATGATGCCCCCAAATACGACGTCTCCCAATATGATGTTCCCCAAATCGACATTGGAGTCATATTCACCCAATAAAAAATAATCAAAATCATCCTTGACTTCAAACAGATAGTCAGCCGAATCCATGTCTATGTCCTCTACGTCATCGTAAAGAACCCAAGCGCCTTCACCTTCATGTGCTATGACCTGAACTTCTTCACCCTCGTTAGGACGATAGGTACTCATTATGATCGCCCTTAATGTGTCTACCTGATAAGTTAAAGACTTGTTTATCTCCAAACTATCCTGTCTGACATACCTCTCTGCACCTGCTACAGTCAGGGTATAACTCATATCCTCACTCCCCGACGATTGAGCTCCCGTTCGATGTCCGACCAGTTACTGGCATTGACGGTCATATAGATGGTCGCCCCGCCGTAGTTATTATTAGTCCCGGCGGCAGCCAGAGCCGGGTTAAGAGTCACGCCCCCGACCAACCCCGATACGGCGGTCTCTACTGTCCTCAGCCCGCTATTGATACCCTGGGCTAATCCCAGACTGATATTTTTCCCGATATCCTCCATAACCTTAGAGGGTGACGATATCTCAAAACCATCCTCGAATCCGTTTTTAATGCCATCAACAAAGCTGGCCACCTTATCCTTGAGCCATTGGCCCATAGATATAATGCCGTCCCACAGTCCCTTTATCATGTTGACGCCGATATCCATTAAAGTCGCCGGTAGGGTCACGAAGAAGTCCACAATCGTCTTGATAACCTTAGGTATCTCACGTTTGGCCCAGGCAATCAGGTTGACGCCCCATTCTCCTACCTTGACGTAGGCGGCCTGCAGCCACTCCCATATCCGCCCCGGTAGGGTGATGTAGAAGTCGATAACAGATTGTATAAACTTAGGCACTTCGGTAGTGGCCCACTTAATAAGATTGGCGCCCCATTCGGATACCTTGGCCAGAGCAGTCGTTACCTGTTCACCTATTTTCTGCGGCAGGGACGCAAACCATGCGATCGCATCCATGACAAATCGCGCTATCACGCCCAAGACAACCCCGATATCATAGCCGATGCGATTGGGCAGATCAGCCAAAAAGTCAAACAGGGTCTGCCCCAGGGTGATACGGTCCCAGATGCCGTTGATAAACTCCACAACACCGTCGAATACTCCGGTAATTATGCCCAGCAACCCACTGAGGGTATTAGGAATTGTAGTAGTGAAGAATCCTACAAAAGAGTTGAATCCCGATACTATGGTATCCCCAACGCTGGCGAATACGGTTTTGATTGAGTCCCAGTTTTTATACACCAACACCGCTCCCGCTGCCAGCAGTGCGATTGCTCCGATTACCCAGCCTACCGGCCCCATCAGTAACCCGATAGCCGCGCCCAGAGTCGGGAATCCGGCACTGAATACGGCCATCCCGGCGGCCCCGGCTTTTATAGCGATCCCCATGGCCCCGAAGGTACTGATGGCCCCGCCCACCAGTGAGATAAGTGGTCCCAATACCATCAACGCTGGGCCGACAGCGGCCGCGATCAGGGCTATCTTGACAGCCAATTCCTGCGTGGCCGGGGACATTGCCTTGAAACCCTGCAGCATCTCGTTGATCCTGGCTAGAAACGGAGTGATTACCGGCAACAGCACGTCCCCTATAGACGTGGCGATGTTTTTAAGTTCAGTCACCAGCGCCCGCATAGAACCGGAGGCGCCCGCCGCCTCTCTGGATGCCTGCCCCTGGGCGGCCCCTGTCTGCTCCATGATGAGGGCTAGGGTGGCTGCCTGCTTGGTAGCCAGGTCCATCTGGTCGCCCTCAGATAACAGGCCCATTTCCATAGCCTTAGTCTTGATCATGGCGTCATTAACGGCCATGCCGTAGTTATCCAGCATGGTGTTATTGCCTTTTAATGCCCCGGTCAACGCCCGGACTGCATCTGCGGTGGTGCCGCCGTACATGGCGGTTAAATCCCCAGCCAAAGCGACCAACGTCTGGGCCTGCTTGCCCGCCTGTTCCTCAGTCATGCCGCCAATGTTCTGGAGCATCGAGCCCATCATATTGGCGTACTCCAACGCTTCCCCCTCGGCCACCCCGTAGTAGGTCGGGAGATCATCGGCCCAGGCTTTCATGCTGTCGGCAGATGCTTTGAATATCTGATCGGTCGCGCCCATGGCGTCCTGCAGGTCAGCGGCCATTTTAAACGCCGCGGCACCAGCCCCGACTATCGGCGCAGTTATCCCCATGGTCAACTTACTGCCCATATTGCTGATGCCGGAGGCTATCTTGTCTACGTCTTTGTTAAAATTATTGAGGTCGCGCTTGGCCTGTTTGAGACTGGTATCCAGCCCGCTTATATCGCCGATAATGGCGACTGCCATACTGCCGATTAATCCCATCTATGTCACCCCCTCCGGGCGCTTGATTTTGTCCCCGTAATGTTTGTAGAACTCGGCCCTATCTGGCTTGGGGTCGCACTTCTCGATATCGGCCCCGTTCCACTCCATGGCATACTCGTACAGCATGATGATGTGCTCCAGCGTCATGTGGTCCAATAGATAGTCCAGTGTGTAGCTGTATAACATGGCCACCCTGGAATACACCCGGCAAATCTCTATTCCTGCTTTTTTCCCGGTTCCTGCCCTCCGGCCTGCTGCATGATAGGCTCTAAAACAAACTTGGTAAACTCGGACAGCTGTATAAAATCGGTATTGTCCAGCAACCAGTCAACTGTCACCTCGGGATCGGTCAGCTTGCACACCGACGCCACCGGCTCCAGGGCGTTGATAAACTGTTCCCTAGGGGTAAGCCTGCCCTCGGCCACATCGTCGGCGTACTGGGCCAGCTGGAGGGTCACCCGGGACGGTATCCGGGTGACGTCTATCTCCTTACCGCCCAACTGGGCTATGCGCTGTTCCGGTACCAGCCGGTTAAAATCCTTGATGGTTTGAGCCATGGGTTAAACCCCCTGCTCATCGTATATTTCAAACAGCTGATCACCCGCGGTCCGGGTTACATCCAGCACCCCTTCGAGTTTAATGGGCACTACGTTAGGATCCTCGCTGTCGTCGGAGACCAGCTCCAGGGTTATGCCTTGGGCATTGGATGCTTTATAAACCGTGATCCGGAACACTTTGCTATTAGCATCGGTATTGGTTATCCGTACTACCTTGGGACTGATGGTCAATTTGCCGCCGGATGTCAGCGTCTTGGATGCCGCCGGGGTGTAGGTATACACAATAGTGATAGTCTGGGACAATGTGTTTACCGTTTGGCTATCTTTGATCACAATCCCCCATTTATCGGTGCCGGGATCCTGCACAATAAAATAGTCAGTATCAAGCACTAATAGCCCATTGGTCCCGCCAGTAACGCTGGTGGGAGTGATCTTGGCCAGGGTTGCATGCTGATGCGGCAAAATAATCGGGTTATCATAAGCCCAGTCACCACTGGCTATAACCTCACTGTGCCCCGACACTTCAATGCCTGCTGTGGGAGTATAAGAGTCAATCCCGCCCCGGAGGTTATTCAGGTTGGTCAGATTAATCTCCATGAGCTCACCTTCGACGATGGCTTTGTGGTTGCGGATACCGGCATATATCTCCCCGGCGTTGTCTGACATAATGCTGATTTTGTCAAACTCCTCAGTAAACTTAACGGACCGCATCGCCCCCAGATTAACCAGGGCTGCCACACTGTCTCCGACTTCCAATTTCCCCGATCCGAATCTGATGGTGCTGGCTGTCTGTACGCTAGTTTGTGCCATTTACTATTCCTCCCTATAATTAACTTTGTATGTCGTCTGGATGTAATACTCGTTGAATCCCTGGTCAAAGATTACGCCCTGCTCATCATCCACCGATATCTGCGTGACCTCTATACCCGATATAACTCGTTTCTCCCGCTGCAGCGCTTTCCGCACCGCGTCAGACAACGCCCTGGCCCCCAGGTGGGTTGTGGCCACGCTGGTGTACTGGATGTACATGGTGGCGAAGTCTATCAAGTGCTGGCGCTCGATGTTGATGATGTCGTACTTGAGCGCCGGCAGGGTCGGTTCCTGGGGCAATGTCTCCGGGTATATGCGGGTGGAGATTAATGCTGAGACTCCGGGCACCGACTGTAGATAAGTTTTAAGTGCTACCTCAATAGTCACGGTTGATCACCACCCCCACCTTATTGATTACCGCCCGTTTCGCTTTGGCCCGGTGCCCCTTTAACGCCGGCCTTAAAAACGGCTTGGCCGGTGTACGCGGGGTGCCGTACTCCACGGCGGTCGGGTAGTAAACAGTCTTACTTTTGCCACTTGGATTCTGTATTGGCTTACGGAATGTCTCATTCATGCTGGGGTCCATGCCGATGTCGTAGACAGCCAGCGTGTCTTTGCGGGCCTGAAACTTCTGGACGATGATGCCCCGCTTTAATGCCCCGGTTTTTACTGGCGCCCGCGACTGGGCATTGTCTTTGATGGATTCGGCCGTCTCTTTGATAGCTTCATCTACCGCCTGCTTCATCTCGTCCCCAAATCTGTCCATGGCCCGTCTGACCTCATCAGCACCGAACACTTTAACCCTGGACTTAGATGCTTTGGCCACCTAGAACACCTCCCGGCAGAGCAGCTGCACTTCCCGGTTGCGTTCCTCGATCTCGATGGGCGGCGCTACTATCTCGAAGGTTCTAGTGCCAAACAGCACCCGCATCTTTGCTGATACCCGCGTCTCGCTTGTTGGCCGGGCCCGGATCCTGATTTTGATATTGATATCCGAGTTGGTCTGCTGGGCTAGTATATACTCCCGGGCCGACAACGGCTCCACCGCCGCCCATGCTTGGAACAACGTCACCCATGTCGGTATCGGCTGCCCGGCGGTGTCTTGTGTTTCAACTGGATACTGGACCTTGATTATATGCCTTAGTTCGCCGGCCCTCATATCGGGATCACCCTATCCAGTCCCAGAAGGGCCTTGATTGTAAACGGAATCTCGCTCATACCCTTGTCGGCGGCGGTTTCTCTGTTTTCGTACCAAAACGCAGCTAACAGTAAGATTGCCTGCTTGACTATTTGAGGAATATCAGTCGTTGTACTGTAGCCGCAAACGAACCTGATCCTAATAGCCCCCGCGGGATAAAGATTGTTTTCCGGCCAAGTCTCACCCGACGCTAAAACCACTCGCCCGATAAAGCGGTCAGTGTCAACGATATACTTTCCGCTGTCCCAAGTACTCTCCGTGCCATCTGCATCTTTATACTTGATGGAGGTGACACCGGCCAGGGGTGGCAGCGGAATCTCGATATAGTCCTCAGTGGGCCATTTGTCTAAAACAGCTTCCCAAGTTTGGGTGTAGTAGGCTTTATTCTGGTAACCCTGAGCATACTCCCTAGCCGCCTGGATTAGCCCATTCAACAGGGTATCCTCGGTTGTATACGTCGATACTGTCTGGATAGTCACCCCAAATATGCAAGCCGCAACGCCCACAGTAGCAACTGCCCTTAAATACCGCTTGCCTGCCGTGTAATCCAGTTCATAGGTCGCGTTATCATTTGCTGTCGTTACCTGGGTAAATGCTCCGTCCGTTACGTCCACCCAAGTATCAGCAGTCGTATCCCGGTGTTGCAACTTGACGTCCACTGTGCCACCGGCCTGATTTGTACCGGAGTCCAGTATGACCACCACCTGATAACCTAACACCTCCACCGCCGTGCCTTCCAGACTGTAGGCGGCGGCCACATCATGGCTGGCTGTGGTGATACCCTGGATACTAGTGATATTCTCTGCCAGCGAACCAGCGTCTAGCCTGAGGTGGCTTTTAAGTTGACTCAGTGTGACGGGCTCTACAGTCGGAGCGGTTATCAATTTAAGGCCCATGTAATCACCTACTTTCACCCCAATAAAAAGACCACCCCCGAAAGGGTGGCCTTGTTCAATATTCGCTATTCCATTAGTTGAATAAATGCCTATAAACTATATCAGCCATGAACGCTTGCCCCGCAGCCGAAGGATGTACCCCATCCACTTCAAGTAGGTCTGATAAGTTGCCGCTAGTAGCAAAATCATAATAAGCATCTATTACTTCCATGTTGTTTGCGTAGGCATAACTTATCTGGTCTATCCTTCTTTTAGCGTGTTCAGCTATATTGGCGGCAGCCGATGTTTCTGGGTTTTGAGTGATAAACACAATAATAGGGCTTACAATTTGGGTTCTTATTTTAGCGACAGTTGCCGCAATTTCTGCGTTATAAGCAGCCCCTTGTTTATAAATATCATTGTGTGATAAACAAACAAACACAATAGACCTTATGTTAGGCATTACCCTTCTCCCTATTATTGCCGGGTCGGAATATTCAACCATTGGCGCGCCAGCCACCGCCCCATTATACAGATATATAGTAGGCGTTCCCGCCAACGCTACCCCCTGGTGCGGCCTAGTTACAGTTTGCTCCCAGGCTGCTAGTGGTTGCGGGTTTATAACCGGCCCCTCAATTCCATCCCTAATAACCACCTCGTAAATTTTCCCCACCGTATTCGCTGTTGTTGTGTCAACCCCACCGAGTTCATATCTTTGCGTTGCATGGTCGAATAAGGTGAGCGTTCCCTCTGTTGTGCTAGTCCTTAATGTATTCCAAGTAATCCCATCCGCAGAGTTGTAGCATTTGAGAACATTGTTTCCTGCACCATCATCAACATCTAATGTGAAGCGATACCAATAGGCAGTTCCATCCGTTAATCCTACTGTTTGCGCCTCAAATACAGGCAGCCCCATCATTGTTGTTCCATCCACAGACCATCCGAAATAAAGTCTATCGGTTGCAGTTATACTAAATATCCACGCCCTTGTCCCGGCGGCACCGTATCTTCCCACTATGTTTTTGGCTGTCCCATCGGCCCAATCGTCGAGCGATAATTTAACTGCTACATCAAGGTCTGGACTTGTCTGTAAAATACTGGTTTTGGCGAGCGAAACAGGGGTTTTGTTGGCTACTACCCTTAAATGTCGTGTTTCGCCAGCAGTTTGAATAACGGTAGGCGCGTCATATTTTCCAGCTATCGTATTATAAGGAGTATAAATTACATTATGGCTCGGACAGTGAGCAGCGATTTTAGCAGACAATAAACCTAACCAATCAGTAGCGTCATTTGTAATGCTATCGCCAATGCAATTTATAACAAGGTCAGATTGCCACATTTTTACAGTATTTAAGAAATAATTACTTAATACATTTCTTGAATTTGCGTGTTTTTTCGCTAATGCGTAAGTAACCGTGTCCATTATATCGCCACCCAATTCGTACCGTCTGAAATAGTTGTATCTAAAGAGGCGTTACAGACGGTGAAAGTAGTCCCAACCGCCACAGCAGTTGCCGCTGGGCGTGTTGCTGTGGTTGCACCGTATAATTCCATATTGCTGCCCGATAGTTGAACAACTGAGCTCTCGCTCGGAGCATTTACCAGCGCACCTGACTGGTCCAGGATCTTGAGTATCCCGGTGTCGGATTCAAAGAATGTACTGCCTACCGGCAACCCCGCCAATGGGAATGCGGCTACCTCTGCTGCGGTACCGATATATCTTTTAATTGCACTGACAAGTTGTATTGCCATTTATAGTCACACCTTCTCTTTTTGGGGTTTAATGTTTTCAAAGTAACGGCCGCCCCCGGAGAGGCGGCCCTGTTTAACTAAAATCGTGGATTCTATATACCACATCAACTGTCCAAACAGTGTCGCTGCTGGCGTTCCCAGCGAAGTCTCCAGCCGCTTTCATAGCCAAGTTCTTGTTCAGTGTGTTTGCGGCTGTCCCGTTAAAGGATACGGCCGGATTCACCGTGTAAACATGATCGGCCTCTTTCAGGGGTAGATTTCCAAAACCGATGACTGCTGCTACTGCCACTGCCCCGTCGTTCAGTCCGACGGTAATGTCATTATTGCCAGTCAACGCCTCTGTGCCGTAATCGTGATAGATAGTGGCCCCCAGAAACTCGATCAGCTTGCCAGTGCCTGGGGCCGCCACCAGTTCCTTTGCCGTTGTTCCCAGCCCCTTGATCTCAGCATTGCTCAGGCTTATAGTAGCTGTCTGAATTATACCTGGCGCCATCTTGTCAGTTGTGATCGCTTCATCAGCTATACCAGCAGTGGGGATGCTTCCTGCCGGAAGCAACACCTTCCCTGTGGGGCCATCAAAGCGGAACACTTCTGCGCCGGTTGCGCACACGGTGACAATGAAACTCCCGCCGGACCACTTACTCTTAAACACCCCGGCTACGGGCTTTTGTGGTTGCTCGCTGAAGAAGTTCATTTCATCACCTCTTATGCGGACTCGATGTATGCACCATCGTCCAACGGGATATATACAACGGTGGCTTTAATCGCTCCGGTTGCGTCAGCAGCGGTATTGAAACCGATCACGCCCGGTTTCAGCACGATGTCATAAGCGCTATTGACTGCGGTACCAATGGTCACACTCATGGCTGTTGCAGGTAATCCAGTAATACCGTATAAAGTGCCAGCAACATCCCCGTTGCATTCAACCCCCGCAGACAGATCGACCGCATTCCCTCCGGTAGGCGTGTGGTTGAATTTGCAAGCGTTTGCTTTAGCCTCTAACCCGGTGGTCACTTCGCCAAGTAAGGTCTTGACGATCACCCGACCGCCTACAACGGTGAAAAGACTTTTAGTGCTGATGCCGGCAATGGCAACTGCCGCTTTTTCGACCATGATCCCATTGACTACCTTTCGTGCAGCCTTACCTTCCAAAAAATCACTCACTGGTTTTACCTCCCCTTTTAAGAGTAGGGCGGGATATACCCGCCCCCATTATTAGTTAGTTATTGCAGGATCAAGGATTGCGGCCTTCGACTTGGGAATCAGGAAGAAGTCCACCGCCAGGATGTTGGCCGCGTTCGAACCGGCAGATGTTACATACAGGCAGTCGAAGTCGTTCGCCACGTCCATCGATTCAGCCGGATCAACCTCAAACCACACCACTTTATTGGCTACGCCAGCATCAAGCGCGTAGTTTACGGCCGCGGCTCTTTCGGTCAGCAGGTCGCTTGCGGATACGTCC